AGTTTGAAGTTTTTCAACTTCTTTCTTTTCTCTAGATTCGTCTAATTCTGCTCTAGCTATCAAACTATTAAGATTTTTAATCTCGTTTCTTTTTTGATTGTATAAATCTAAAGCTCGATGTGCAGCGATTTCATCATCAATATTAATTTGAGTTAACGAATCAATGGCCTTTGCTAAATTTGTAACAGCAACTTCATGTTGCTCTTCCCACATATTCTTTTTGCGTTCCAGTGCATTAATACTTTGCTGAATTCGTTCATTACTAGCCTTAACGGTTTCGATACGAGTATTTTCGGAAGCAATAGCATCTTTACTAATTCTAATAGATTCTTTAAGAGCTTCTGCTTTTTCTGATAAGATAGTAATACCTAAAAGTTGTTCAATAATATTACGCTGATCAGCGGCCTTCATACTAAGGAAAGGCTCAGTGTAGGTGTTTAACGCCACTAGATGTTTAAACATTTCGTGACTCATATTAATCATTTCTTCAATAGACTTTTGTGTTTCTCTCGAATCTCCTTGGCTTTCGTCAAGGTCTAATAGATTCTGTTCTTGTCCGTTTATTGAAAATTTTAAAATATTAGGTTTACGACCCCGTTCGATGTGATACTCGGTGCCGTCTTTTTCAAAAGTAACGGTTACCAACATGCCTTTGCCGTTGATCTTATTGATCAAATTATCACGTTTAATATTTGTAAGTGCTTGCCCGTAGATTCCGTAGCTAAGGCCGTTAATGATAGTGGTCTTACCTGTACCATTACGAGCGCCGCTATCGTCACCACCTAAGTCCATGTTCTCGCCAAGTACTAAGGTTAACTGGCCTTTGTCAAAATCAATAGCTTGAGTTTGGTTACCCACACTCATAAAATTTCTAACGGTTAAATTTTTTATTTTAATCATAAATCTTTATAAATGTCTAACAATAATGATTTGTTATAGGACTCGCTTTCAATAGCATTAATTTGATTAATAACAATGGTGTCAACAGATTCAAAATTAATATCAATAGGAACTGAAGTTGACTCAACTTCAACTTTTTCTGGAATTAACATCAATTCTCGAAGATTATATTGAGGAATAAATTGTTCTTTAATAAAATTAGCTTCTTCAAAAGTAATAGGCAAGTCAATAGTAACACGACAATGCATTTTTTCACGGAGTAGTTTTTCCGGAGAATCAATAATCTGACTAAGTTTATAAGTTCTATAAACAGGTTGGCCCGGCCAAGTATGATACTCGGGCTTACTGCCCCACTCTAAGATCATCATGCCACGATCATCGTCGCCTGCATCTGCATAGTTGTGAGGGAAAGCGTTTCCAATATAAGTTACATTACCCTTGCTCTGCCTTTTGTGAAAGTGTCCGCTGAATACATATTCTTGATGACCAAAATGCCCAGCCTGTAACTGACCGTGATCGGGCATCTGTACCATAGCATTCATGTAAAATAAAGGAAGCTCTAAATGTCCAAACAGATATCTGCTTTTTAGTTTAGGAATTTCTTTCCACTCGTCACCAACTAGCCAAGGCATAATTGTTACGTCACCTTGCGTCAGTGTTTCTCTAATAGGAACAACGTTAGGAAACAGGCGCATAAACTCAATAGAGTTAATTTCACGCTTGTCTTTGTAAAATAAATCGTGATTGCCTAAAATAAAATAGACCTTTTCAAACGATTGACTTAATCTTTCTAAATTTGACACCGTATAATTCATGGTACTCACATCAGTGGTACTACGATTATGATGCCAGTCGCCTAGAAAGATTGCAGTTTCGCAACCGTTAGCTTTGGCAGTTTCACAAAACCAAATTACAAATTCTTCACAATCGTGATTATGAGTACGGCTTCCTGATTTGAGGCCAAAGTGTATATCTGTAAAACACGCTACTTTTTTAAATAGATTCATAGTAATATTATAGTGAGTTTGCAGTCAAAGGTCAATCCCAATCGCCGCCTCCTTCACCAATAGATACAGGTCCGCTATATCCACTACTACCTCCCGGACCACTATTTTGACGTGTCCAACTAGGGTTCATGCCGTTCATCTCTAGGATGTCATCTCTAATGTTTTGATTGCGTTTTTCGATGTTAATGATTCGTACGAATGAGTTAGTGACAGCAGCAGTATAATAAGCAAAAGGATTGTCGGATTTACTCTCATCAAATTGAAGTCCTATTTGAGTTAATTGTAAAATTGCTTGACCTTTCATTTCGTCGTTATAAGTATAACCTCTAACGTTTCCTCTGGTAGCATAACGTTCGCATAGCTTTAAAAACATGCGGGCTAGATTGTTGGTCATCTGTCCGTGCTCTTTGTTAAACGATCCGGTGTCTAACGGACCCTTCCAATGACTTTTACCAACACAGATTAGATTGTCGTTGTCGTCAAATTTCCAATGCTGGAACGGAGGAAAGTTTACCTTGTCGTGGCTATCTGCGGTATTCTTTAAAGTTTTTTTGCGACCGGGTGCTAACGGAATATGATCAAAGGTCATGATTCTAAAAACTAAATCTGTTTTAGGAATTTTTTTATAATCTATTTCGTGTTCCTTTGCAGTAGTCTTTCTACCAGTTAGTTTTTCTGCTTCGTGTGCTTTTTTGCCAAGTTTAGATGCTTGATTGCGTTTAGCTTCTGCTATTGTTCTAATATTAATTTTAGCAAGGTTAGGTAAAATTATATCATATTCAGAATACTTAGGATCTGTAAATGTGCAATATGTATTTTTACTTAAATGTATCTCTCTTAGTAAATCCTTATTAGTAAGGTATTTTATTTTAGGTACCATAGTCATACTTGTGAATTCTCCAGTAGTTATTATAATAGCACATTTTGTCAATAATAAATAGTATATAATAGGAAAAATTGCTCAAAATGGCATTATCAACCAACCCTTTAGCTAAATTAGTTTCGTCAGTTTCTGCCCAAGTTGGATCAGCTGCGGCAGCAGCACAAGGTGCAATATCAAGCGTTAATTTTGACGAACTTAAAACTAACGTAGACTCTACAATTGGTAGACTCAGCGGCGAAATCTCCAGCGGTTTAAACGGCATGACATCCGGAGTTAACGACTTGGTAGGAAAGGCCGGAGGCGCATTAAGCGGAATTTCGTCGTCAATAGGCGGTGTTGCTGGCGCAATTGGCGGTGCCGGAAATCCTATACAAAGTCTAGCATCTAATGCTACCGGTGCATTAAGCGGCGCAGCTAGCGCCTTAGGAGGTGCTGCTGGATCAATTAGTAGTGCTAGTGCTGCGATTGGTGCAAGTTTAAACAAATTAGGTTTAGCTAGCGGTGGTTTAGGAGGTGGTCTTGCACAGATTGCCGGACAAATTTCATCTGCGGCAGGGATGCTTAATAATTTATTAAGTCTAGCAAGGGGAAAAAACCTACCTAGTGGTGCAGAATTATTTACTCAGCAAGGATCTTTCGTTGAGTTAAAACCGGGCGCAGCAGATGACTGGCGTGTTAAATTAAATGCAAACTTTGGATTATTTGGCAGCGCATTTACTAGACTATCTGCTACTAACGGTTTTGTTTGGCCATACTTGCCTAACATCACGGTCGCCACAAAGGCAAATTACACTCAGATTGACCCAATACATAATATTCAACCTTTCTATGCATATAAAAATAGTCAAGTAGACGACATTCAGATATCCGGAGAATTTTCAGTAGAGAATGAATTAGATGCAGACTATTGGATACAAGGCACTACCTTCTTAAAAACTGCTACCAAGATGTTTTTTGGTTCGGGCGAGTTTGTGGGAAATCCGCCAATAATTTGTAACCTAACAGGATACGGTGCAAGGATTTTTAATAACGTTCCTGTTATTGTAAAAAGTTTTTCCGTTGATTTTAAAGATGATGTAAACTATATTAAGTACACACCAAAAGGCGGTGGCGCACCAACATGGGTGCCCATTATGAGCACAATCTCAGTTACGGTATCGCCTATCTATAATAGAACAAGACTAAGACAATTTAACCTTAAAAATTATGCCAACGGACAAATTGTAGGCGGACAAGGATATATTTAATGGCTACTTATAACAGAGCATCGCCTTATTACAACTCAAGGCAAAACAATCTTTATTTAGAGTTGTTGACTATTCGACCGGTTCCTGCCGAGGCCGATGATTTTCAATATGTTATAGAAACTCAATACAAACATAGACCGGATCTTTTAGCCTATGACTTATACGGGAATTCAAAACTATGGTGGGTATTTGTTCAACGTAATATGAGTGTACTCAAAGATCCTATCTATGATTTTGTTCCAGGAACTCCAATTTATTGCCCTAAAAAATCAAATTTAGAAAAGTATATAGGAGTCTAATATGTCATTATTTCGAGATATTGGACAAGCAGCGGCAAATTTTTTAAAGCCAGATGGCAATCCAATTATACAAGCAGCAACGTCAATAAGCACAGCAATTGGTTCTGCCAGACAAATTACCAATGCGTTTACTGGTGGCGCAACACTACCCACAGACAAAACACAAAGTTGGGAACCTGATCCTAACAAAATTCCGCCTCTGGCAATGACTTTTATAAGACCGCCCGGCGGCCCTCCCTACGAAAATGTATTAGAACAATTTGCGTCATACACTCCTCTGTGGACGTTGTCTTGTCTAGAACCAAACGAATTTAATAATCCTAAATTGTATAGAAATAATCCTGCAGGTTTAAGAAATGTAGTCTTATCTTCGGCCGGCAGATTTGACGGTCAACGGACTAACACCTCAAACGGTAAGCCAGAATATTTTATTGATAATGTTCAAATGAAACATAATGTGGCTCCGGGGGCTAAAGACGGAAACACTAATAATTTTAATTTTACCTTTGATGTTTATGAACCCTATTCTATGGGAATGTTTTTACAGAGTTTAAAAGTTGCAGCAGTAAATGCTGGATATCCTAGTTACTTAGAAGTTACCCCGTATCTGCTAATGTTAGAATTTAAAGGCATGAAAGACAATGGGGCAATATTTGGTTCAACAAAAGAATTAACAAAATTCTTTACAATTAGAATTAATCAAGTAGAATTTAAAGTAGACGAAGGTGGCAGCAAATATAAAATAACTGCTATGCCTCTACACTATTCTGGATTTAGCGATTTAGTCAATAAAGTACCTAACGAAATTTCAATTACAGGCGAAACTTGTAAAAGCATTCTAGCTTCAGGATCTAGAAGTTTAACAACTACGTTGAATAGGATTCAACAAACGCTAGTCAAAGAAGGCCAACAAGGAATACCTGATGTATATCAAATAGTATTCCCTACAGATTCATCTGATCCAGTTGGAGTTGTTGATTCGTCTTATTCAACAGAAACTCTCAAAGCAACGGCAGATCCTAATAAGCCTGCAGAAAAGAAAGTAGGAGATGCTTCGGATGATGTACAACTTGACTTTGGATTTGGTCCAATAGGCAGTGATACTAATACCATGGGCTTTGATGCAGCATCTGGAGGAAACTATGTTTTCAAGTATGAAAGCGATGTGATAGATGAAAAAGGTCAAAAAGTTCAAAAAGAAAAAATGTCCATCGACACTAACCTTAGACTTTTTACTTTTCCGCAAGGCATCGCTATCAGCGAAGTTATTCATCGAATTATTTTAAGTTCTAAATTTGCAGAAAATGCAATTAAGCCAGAAGCTATTAAAGACGGATTTGTTGATTGGTACAGATTAGATTGCCAAATACAATTATTAGATTATGACAGCAAAAGAAACGTTCGTGCTAAAAAATATGTTTATAGAGTAATACCATATAAAGTTAATTCTGGCACATTTAAAAATCCTAATGCAGCCCCAGACGGACATGGAAAGTTAAACAAGGTTATTGCAAAAAGATATGATTATATCTACACAGGTACCAACAATGATTTATTAAAGTTTGATATACAATTTAACTCTTTGTGGTATCAAGGTCAAATGCCTACACCGCCAAGGAAACATGCTAATATTGCCAACAAAGATATCCAAGCAGGTGCAGACGAACAAAAAAATCAAGCGGTAATACAATCTGGAGAAGCACCAAGTGGGGTATCATCTACAGCAGGTGGCGCATCTCTTAAACCAGATTATAATATTCCTACGGGAACAGCTTCGGGCGATAAAACCGTTGAACAAGTAATTGCAGATGCATTTAATCATGCATTTTTGCAATCCGGATCAAAAGATTTAGCCAACGTTAATATAGATATTTTAGGAGATCCATATTTTATTTCTGACAGCGGTATTAATTCAAATCACTTTGCAGAACCCGGACCTAATTCTCAAATTAGAGCAGACTCTGCTATGAGCTGGGAAAGTAGCGAGATTTATGTTTACATATCGTGGAGGAGTCCAGTTGAACCTAATTTAGGCACGGTAGGTCAAGGCGGTCTGTATAATTTTCCTAAGGGAGAGTGGGTAAGTCCGTTTAGCGGAATTTACAAAGTTAACTATGTTAATAGTAAATTTTCAGGTGGAACATTTCAACAGACTTTAGAATTAATGAGATTACAAGGTCAGTCTAATGACTTTATTGACGGCTCTGAAGCAATTAGCAAACAGACTCAAATGTTATACGATACTACAAAAGCTGAACCACCTAAGGTTAGTCCTATGGATAATACCGACGGAGCGTTAGATTATGATCCTCTAGGATTGTCTGATCCAGAGACTCCGGCTTCTGCCGCCCAACCTTCTCAACGAACTATCAGTATTGATATCAGAGCTGAACAACAAGAAGCTCGAGTGGCTGCTTATACACAAGCACGTAATGCAGGACAGAGCGAAGAACAAGCACAAAACATATCAGCAACCGTTGGCAATAATGTAGGTGCTGCTGCATTGGACCGTGAGTTTACCCGAGCAGGTTTATAATATTAAATGCAAAAAAGTGATCAAATAATAAAGGATATAGAATGTCAATAGAAAAACGATCGCCGGTTAATGCCAATTCAGGAAAAATAGATACTGGATTAATGCTGGCTAAAGTTGTAGGATATTTAGATCCATCCTTTATGTCGGGATTAGAAGTTACTCTTTTAAGGGACAGCGGAAACAGCATAGGTGATATTGGACAAACTTATACCGTAAAATATGCAAGTCCTTTCTACGGAGTTACAGCATATGAAAATATGGGATTGAACAAAGATGACTTTAATGATACTCAAAAAAGTTACGGCATGTGGTTTCCAACTCCCGAAATTGGTACAACAATTTTATGCGCCTTTGTAAATGGTAACCCTTCGGAAGGATACTGGTTTGCTTGTGTACCTAGTAGATTTATGAATCACATGATTCCGGCTATTGGTGGATCAACAGCAGTAGAATTAACAGCAGAACAGAAAAAAAAGTACGATACTACACAGCCTTTACCTGTAGCTGAAATCAATAGAAAAACTAATGAGTTAGATAAAAAATTAGAAATAGAAAAAATAAAGAGACCAGTTCATCCTATCGCTGATAGATTTTTAAAACAGGGACTTTTAGAAGACGACATCCGAGGAACAACTACTAGCACCACACGGAGAAGTATTCCAAATACGGTGTTTGGTATTTCTACACCAGGGCCTGTAGACCGAGGAACAGGATCAAAGAAACAATTTATTGGAAAAAAACAAACACAAAGCGCCTCGGCAGTACCAGTTAGTAGACTTGGTGGAACTCAACTAGTGTTCGATGACGGTGACGACCAATACTTAAGAAAAAAGCCTGCATGGGAAGGTCCGCAAGAATATGTTGACACATTGGACCCTGAAGAAAAACAAAAGGGAGATGCTGATATCCCCTACAACGAATATGTAAGATTACGAACCAGAACTGGTCATCAAATTCTTTTACACAATTCTGAAGATTTAATTTATATAGGAAATTCAAGAGGTACCTCTTGGGTAGAATTAACTAGCAATGGAAAAATAGATATCTATGCTGAGGATAGCATCAGCATACACACCGAAAATGATTTAAACATTCGAGCTGATAGAGATATAAACTTAGAAGCAGGTAGAAACTTCAATGTAAAATCTATAGCTAGAACTCATTTAGAATCCGGAAGTAATATGGAATTGGTAATAGGCGCTAACGGTAGTATCACTACTAAAGCTAATCTTAATGTTGCAACAGCAGGATCAAATTATTTTACCGCTAGTAGTGACACACATATTTTAAGCGGTGGCAGTCATTACGAAACCGCAGCATTCATTAATATGAATAGTGCAGCCGCAGCCGCAGCTACTCCTGCAAGCGCACTTTCTACCCATGAAAACATTCTTACAAGCTCAAAAGAAAAATGGGAAGATAAAAATAGGTATGCGGTTGCAGCACCATTAAACAGCATAATGAAACGAGTTCCTATGCACGAGCCATGGGCATTACATGAAAACTTTTCACCAGAATTCTTAACGCCCACCAATACTGATAGAGAAACATAAGGAGCAATAAATGGCAAAATTATATAATCAAAAATCTGTAGCATCTTTTAATGCCAGTGTTTCTGATAGTCAGGTAGCTTTTACCTACAAAGGGTTTAGTTCTAAAGAATCTAAAAACGGATTTAAATTATACGATATCGATTTAGTAAAGCAAGATATTGTAAATCACTTTTATATAAGAAAGGGAGAAAAATTAGAAAACCCAGACTTTGGAACGGTAATCTGGGACCTGTTATTTGAACCTTTCACAGAAGAAGTTAAAAAATTAATTACAGAAGACGTTGAAGCAATTATCAACTATGATCCGCGAATAGCAATCAATGGAGTAGTTATCGATTCAACTGATATGGGTATACGTATAGAAGCCGACATAACATATTTGCCTTTTAACATCAATGAAAGAATGGCTTTCAATTTTGATAAAGAGAATAGCATTATAAACTGACCACATTATTTTTAGGGTAAATATAGTATAGGATTGATATTTTATGACAACAACTGCTAGATTAAACAATTTAATTTTAAATGAAAATTGGACCAGGATATATCAGACATTTAAAAATGCTGATTTCAAATCCTATGACTTTGAAAATCTTCGCAGAGTTATCATCGCATACTTCCGTGAAAATTATCCAGAAGACTTTAACGATTATATTGAAAGTTCAGAATACCTAGCCCTAATTGATGCTATTGCATTTTTAGGACAAAGTTTAGCGTTTCGTATTGATCTTGCCAGTCGTGAAAACTTTATTGAATTAGCTGAAAGAAAAGAAAGTGTTTTAAGATTAGCTAAGATGTTAAGCTATAATGCTAAAAGAAACATTGCAGCTAAGGGTCTATTAAAATTTGATACCGTTAGCACTACTGAATCAGTTTTAGATAGTAACGGTAAGAATTTAGCACAACAAACTATTATTTGGAATGACCCAACAAATCAAAATTGGGCAGAACAATTCGTAGCTGTATTGAATGCAGCAATGGCCGATAATACAGAATTTGGCCGTAGTCAGGGCACTTCTAAAATTGAAGGAATTCAAACAGAACAATATAGATTTAGAACAGCATCTACTGACGTTCCAATCTTTACATTTAGTAAAATTGTTTCCGGCCGCCAAATGACCTTTGAATTAGTCAGTACAACATTTAAAGGCAAAGAAGAAGTATACGAAGAATCTCCGTTTCCTGGTAATCAATTAGGATTTTTATACAGAAATGATGGCCGCGGCGGCACAAGTTCAAACACCGGATTCTTTTTGATGTTTAAACAAGGTAGCTTGGAATTGGCAGATTTTTCAATAGGAGTTCCGTCTACTAACGAAATTATTACCGTAGATAGTGATAATATTAACAACGATGATGTTTGGTTATTTTCTTTAACTTCAAATGGTGCCCAACGAGAA